CCGAAGGAGGGAGCCGAGTGAGCGACGAATGGGACGAGTACCGACGATCTAAGGCGCGTGAATGGCTCCACGAGGTACGCCACACTATAAGCGCCATGCGTGCATTGCAGAACGACCTCCGCGCTGAGAAGGAATCGTACGACATGATGAAGGGCATAGCGTACGATTCTGATGGAAGGGGATCGGGCATGCTCCATGGCGACGACTCGATAGCATCCCACATCGGGCGTATCGCCGATGCAGTGCAGAAGCTCACGACGCTTGATGTGGAGTACTCCGACAAGGTAAGGGAGGCACGCGAAACGCTGAACAAGCTGACATGCCATCCATGCGCCACCGAGATCATGACAGACCATTACCTAGTGGGATGGTCGTGGGAAAAAGTGGCAAGTGAAACGGGATATTCATTTAAGCGAATCGAACAGATTTATCCAGTCGCAACGCTTGAATGCTATAGCCTTATGCCTATCGAGTATCGCGAGCAGTTGCCGAGAGCAGATGATTAGGGGTAAATTAGGGGTTAATCTGTGAGATGATGTAAACACAAGATAAGGCGTTGGGTCATGTACCTAGCGCCTTTCCTGTTTCCTCAGCAGCCACGGCGCGGGTCTTTCGCACTCAAAGCGATATCCGTTCCTTCCTCTGGCGGATTCTCCCAACCCGCGCCGTCTGCACCAACGAATACCAGCGGTATCCACAACGGATGCCGCTTTTCTTTTGTCCGCACATAGATAGGAGCAAACAATGCAATTCAATCTGACAATGGGATGGCCCCAATGGGTGTTCATAGGCATATTGGCATTCAACATCTGCTATACCGCCGTGCATAACGGTCAGCCGCAAGGCAACCATGACATAAGGGTGACGCTGGCGAGCATCGTGTTCTCTGCGGCGATACTCACCTGCGGTGGATTCTTCGGATAGGGGAAAGCAATGGATCAAGAGCAAGTACGCGTTGACCTCGATTACATGAACGACAGCGCCAAGCAATGCCATACCCGCATGGCGAAGGCGATGCGCAAGGCGGTATTCCTCGCCAAGGTATTCGGTGCGCGTTGGTGGTAAGTGCGACGTTATCGCAGATGGCATAACAGCGAACTGGGGGAATGATGGCATCCAAGAACCCAAGGTATGCGAATGGGTCGAGACGGCGCGATATAAGGGCATGGCTCAAGTCCAAGGGCGACCCGTGCCACATATGCGGGCAGCCGATTGATTACTCGCTGCCTGCGGGTGACCCTATGAGCTTCGAAGTGGATGAGATAGTTCCTGTATCAAAGGGTGGAAGCCCGATAGACCGTGGCAACGTCGCACCTGCGCATCGAATCTGCAACCAGCGAAGGGGCAACAAGCCTCTATCGGTTAGGACGATCAAGCCCGTTTCGACAAGCCGGCAATGGTAAATAACATGCATTCTAATATGGCATCATTCGAGGACCCTGGGGGTATGCCCTCCCTAATGCCACAGGCTATCCCGGGGGCATAGCGCCTATATCCCCCCGAATGTCTTTTTTATCAAAAGGAGGCGTTGCAAGGCTTGAGAATCGATGTCATAAAGCACTGCGCGCGCAATTCAACGCACAACTAATAGCAATCAAAACCGCCATAGAGCGGTTTTTTTATTTGGGTGGTGAACGATGACGAGATTGAGAAAGCCGAAGTCCATATCGGACAACAAGTTCAAATCCGCTAAATGGGATGAGCTGACTTCGGGTCGCAACTTCTCGAAGTCGGATATCCCATCGCTTGAAATGCTGTGCCAATGGTACGCGATAGTCAACCAATGCAACGACGATATGACGTATTCGGATGGAGTCCAAGTCGTCTACCAAAACGACATGGGAGATATCAAGGCCCTGCCGCAAGTAAACATGCTGAAACAAGCATCTGCGGAGATACGGGCAATCAACAAGCAGCTGGGTATCAACGACCATCCGCAGGATAAGCCGAAAGCGAAGGTGACACCTCTTGCCGTCATCCAGGGGAACCGTGCGAAGAGGAGCGCAGCTTCCTCGAATTCGGCTTGAGCCGAAATACACGTACACAGACGGGTTGGATGCTGCAGACCTCGCAGAATCGTACGGAATGCGGCCCGACCCATGGCAGAAGATGCTTCTCGAATGTTGGATGGGCCGTGACTCGGATGACAGGTTCACATGCACCACATGCGGCCTTGCAGTTCCCAGGCAGAACGGAAAAAACGCCGTTCTGGAGATGCGGGAGCTGTACGGCATAACCGTAAACGGGGAAAGCATCCTGCATACGGCCCATGAGGTGAGGACGGCAAGGAAGGCGTTCAACCGACTCGCATCTTTCTTTTCCGACTCGGTGCGGTATCCGGAATTGGCCGATATGGTCGTTTCGATAAGGAAGACGAACGGACAAGAAGCGATAATCCTGAACAACGGAGGGCAAATCGAGTTCTCCGCACGTTCGAAGGTCGCGGCACGTGGCTTTACCGTCGATGTAATGGTTCTCGATGAAGCGCAAGAGCTCACTGACGAGCAGTTGGAAGCACTTATGTACGCTATTTCTGCTTCGCCGAATGACAACCGGCAGATGATATACACCGGAACGCCACCAGGGCCGACAAGCCCCGGCGAGGTGTTTCCTCGCATAAGGAAATCCGTCATCGACGGAGAAGCGGACGATAGGACCTCGTGGCATGAATGGAGCGTCGAGAATCTGCCGTCTCAGTCGGAGGATAGGATGGAACTTGCCTATCAGACGAATCCGGCGATGGGCATACGCCTTACTGAAGAATTCACGATGACGGAGATGTCGACATCTTCGGCAGACGGGTTCGCCCGTGAGCGCCTTGGATGGTGGTCGGGCCAAGCAAGCCAATCGGTGTTCTCTCCGTCGAAGTGGGATGCATGCCGCATAGACGACACGCCATCGCACGGCAAGATAGCATACGGAGTCAAGTTCTCCCCAGACGGAGCATCTGTCGCATTGTCAATTGCAATAAAGCCGCAAGAAGGGAAGCCGCATGTAGAACTGGTTAACCATTGCTCAATGCGCGACGGAATCGGATGGATAGTGCAATGGCTAGACGACAGGCTTGGAAGTTACGCATGCGTCGTAATCGATGGTAAGAGCTACGCGGGATCGCTCATAGAGGAACTGAATATGATGGGGGGATTTCCGTCGAAGATAATCGTGTCCCCACGCGTCAAGGACATAACGACATCGGCGCAGATGATACTCAATGCCGTAAACGACTCATCGATAACCCATTTCGGGCAACCAGAATTGGATGATTCTGCAAAAGGATGTATCAAGCGAAAAGTTGGGCAAGATGGAAGCTGGGGGCTCGGATCGAGCGATTCAGCCGATTCGACGCCGATTGAATCATGCAGTTTGTCGTACTGGGGAGTAATGACTACCAAGAGAGATCCGAACAGAAAGGTGAGGTTGCTGTGATATACAATATGCCGACTGTCAGCCCATCCAATGCCCTCACATCAGAGGAACTCGCCATGTTCGGCGAATGCCTGGAGAAATGGAATTGCAAGCTATCGCGCAATTACAAGCGAATGAGGTATTACGAGGGTAAGAACAGGCTTCGCAGCCTCGGAATCGCCATACCGCCGATATTCAAGGATGTCGAAACCGTTGTCGGATGGCCGACTAAGGCCGTCGATTACCTTTCATCGCGCGTCCGTTTCGATGGCTTCACATTCCACGGAGGATATACAGACCAGGTTTTCAAGGATGCAATCGAAGCGAACAACCTCCGGAACGGCATATCGCAAGCGACGACGAGCGAACTCATTCATTCTTGCGCGTTTGTGACCCTTTCAAAAGGCGATGTCGGGGAACCTCCAGTGGTTATAAGCGAGTATTCTGCTGTGAATGGTGCTGTTCTGTGGGACTACCGCAGGAAACGCGTCAAGTGCGGGATAACCATTGTCGATATCGACAAGCAGCGGCAGCCGAACAGGATCAACCTGTACACAGACGATGCGGTGATAATCCTCGTGAGAGACGGAAATACATGGTCGGCACAAAGGCTCGACCACGATATGGGCCGGCCTCTCATCGAACCGCTAGTGCATAAAGCATCGCTCGACAAGCCGTTGGGCAAGTCGCGCATAAGCCGTGCGGTGATGTCTATCACTGATTCTGGTGTGCGTGAAGTTCTCCGCACCGAGATATCGTCTGAGTTCTTCACTACACCGCAAAGGTACGTACTCGGTGCCGATGAGAGTCTTTTCGCGGATACGACGAAATGGGAAGCATACATCGGGAATTTCTTCGCATTAGGCGGTGCCGATGAAGACGGCAACATGCCGAAGGTGGGGCAGTTTCCGCAGATGTCGATGCAACCACACACCGACTACTTGCGCAGCCTTGCATCGCAGTTTGCCGGAGAAACGTCTATCCCGGTCAACTCGCTTGGAATAATCCATGACAACCCGGCTTCGGCAGAAGCTATGAACGCGGCGAACGAAGACCTCATCATCGAGGCGCAAAACCTCATCGATTCCAACGGCTCGTCTCTCAGGA